GATATCAACGATGCACAAATCTTTGCAGAAGTATTGAGAGGATTAAATGCTCAACAAGGAAACATGCCAGACCCTGCTGCCGCTGGTCAACAATCAGGCGGCATGGGGCAGTCTGGAGGACTACCTCAAGGATCTCAAGAACAGGCATCAGGCCCTGCTGGTGGTGGAGAAATCGGACTCAGAGATGCGCTCTCTGCAGGGCAAGGTGCAGGTGGTGGATCACCTCCTATCCCTGAAGACGCAGGTTAATACTCAACAGAAAGAGTACAGCAAACGTGGCGACTAATATAGCAGAAGCACTTCAAGGAGCAGGAGCGGTATCCGCTAAACCTGTAACCTTAGAAGCTATTCCTGAAGCTACTATTGACGTAGGCGGTGGTTCTCAGTCTCTTGATATTGAGGGACTAGGGGTCAAGCGCCGAAAGGATGATCTATCTGTAGCTACAGCCTCTACATCACAGGTGGCTATCGAAGATTTGTTTGGCGATCTTCTTGATGAAGTTAACTTCTCTGATCCTAGCAGTGTGGATGCTTTTAGAGAAAGTGCGGCTAGCCGTATCAATGAGTTTGACTTAAATACCTTTAGTAACATCTTAGGCGAGGCGTCCACAGTTGCCAGTGATCTTGCTACCTTTACGTCACAATTTCAGGATAGGCCACAGCCACAACAACAGTTTGAACAGGTCTTTGGGCCTCCTAGTGTTACATCAGGCGATGATGCTGGAGATATTGGTCTTGATACAGCGACAAGTACAGAAGCTCAAGATATATCTGATCTCACTAATCCGGGGTTGGCTGCTGGTCTTGTTGGAGGCGCTTTTGGAGCCCTTGGTCCGGGCGCTGGTTTCAGCGGTTTGGGTACTAGTCTAGCCTCAAAAGCTATTGGTGAAGTGGATGTTGTAGGTGCGTTGGGTGGTTTCAATAGTGTGTCAAACGCACTAAATGCAACAGAAATAAATGATATTCCTAGCGCAATCAGTGCGACTGCTACCGCCCTTTCGGTGGGACAACAGGCTGCAAACGTAGCTAATCTTGTTAATAGTAATGTAACTGTAACTGATTTATTTGATCGCGCAACTAAAAATGTTGAAGAATTTATAGGAGGTATAGTTTCAGCCGTTACAAATCCTGCACAATCACTGGAAGCTTTTGGCTTAGAGATGGCGTATGGTACAACAACTCCTGACTTGTATTCTTTTAACTTTCCCGGCGGTCAAATGAATTTTGCGTTTGACAAAAAAACAGGTGCAATAGCTGTCCCCGGCATGATTAGTGCTATAATGGGTAGGAGTCCACTAGGAACATTTTATGATCTTGCTCAATTTGGTTTGGAAAAATTCGGCTACAATGACGCGATGGCTGATAGAAATCAGTCCGCGATAAACGCCTTCTCTATGCCGGGAGTGCAATTTGATCAGATGTCAATTCACACTGGTCCGCAAGGAGCCACTACAGGAGTAGACCCAGAGACAGGTGCTGCTAGTTCTGTGGGTGCTTTTGGTTCTATTGATATGAGTAATCAGGGCTTTGGCATGGTCGGTATGGACCTTGGTGCTTTAGCTAGTGCTATGGGAACAGGCACGATAGGTGATTTGAGTTTTACTGATTTTCAAGATGCAGCTATATCTGGTCATCTTGGTCACGGGCCGCTAGATTTTGGTGAAGAAGAGGCTTTAGCGGCAGACATTACAGGTGCTTTTGGTGCTGCAGGAATAAGCACCGCAGAAGACCTATCTAATGCAATAGATCAGGCAGGTCTTGCTGCTCAAACTTTTACATCATCCTTGCAGTCTTATGGAGTAGACATAACTAACCCCGCGGGTTATGGCGCACTGGATAGGGCTAGCGCACTTTCTATGTCCTCTGCCGCTGCAACTAGAGAGGCCCGTGCTAAAAGCCCTCAAGCGTTTCAAATGGCAATGATTGATGCCCTTGATCCAGCAGCGCAACTTATGACCCAAGAAGAAATATCGAAGCAGGCTAAGGCAGAAAGAAATACACAAACTCAACAGGCGGCTGCGGCTGGGAAAGCTTATGCTATCAACTTAGGAGGCTATGATGATGGAAGTTACAACAGTAACAACCCCTCTAATGACGCGGTAGCTCTAGCAAACTACACGATGGGTATAACTGGCAAAAATACATTTAGTGAATTTGATGCACAAGATGTAGCCATATCTGGTCAGGTAGGCGATGTTATGGGCGCTTTTAATTTTAACTCCGTTGAAGATACAATAAATGCCATGCAGAACGAACCCTTGGGTGAGATGGATCAAGCTTTATCTAATCCAGATTCCGTAAGCGATCCTGACATGGATTTTGACGACCCCAGTTATGACCCCGGTATTGATGAACCGGGTAGCCCCGGCGACGACGACGGCGGTGGCGCAGATGGCAGCAAAGTAATCTGCACAGCACTTAAAGATATGGGTCTTCTAGACAAACAACTCTGGCAGCATGACGGTGCTTACGGACGCACTCTACCGCTAGAGACACGGCAAGGCTACTGGGCGTGGGGTGTACCCACAGCTAAGTTTATTAGAAAGAACAGGTGGGCTGCAAAAGCTATTAGACCTGTTGTCACTGAGGTGGCAAAAGAAATGGCTCACAGAGTTGGCTACGGCAAAGGGAGCAAGTTAGGCGCAGCACTTTTGTATGTTGGTCTTCCTATGTGCCGTGTTATTAGCAGGATTAAGAATAATGGAAATAACACAAGATCAGTTTACAGCTAATCTGCAACAGATGCCGCAAGAGGCGCAGGTACAGGTTGTACAGATTATTGAAAACAATGAGCCTCCTGCACTGCAGGCATTTGCTATGAGCTTGGGTGTTACTCTGTCTACAGGTGAAGAGCAACCCATGATGCCGGGTGAAAGAAACATGCAGGAGATGCAGGAGTTTGAAAGCCGTACTGATCCTGACCCTGATCCCGATCCTGATCTCTCTGACCCTATGGCTAATGTTGGACAGGTTACTGCCCCCGAAGCCCAGCCTGCGGCTGCTCCGATGCAAGATCAGATGCAACAGCTAGCGATGGGCGATCAAGTAGCAGGCATGATTGATCAGCCGGGTGCAGAAGATCAGACAGGTGTAGCTGATGATGTACCCATGAATGTAAGAGAAGGCGCGTTTATCATAAATGCAGCCGCTCTTGCAAAGGTTGGTAGAAAGGATTTTGAGGAGCGTATCATTGAGCCTGCCATCGAATACCTGAAAGAGAAAGACGGTATAGAGATAGACAAGGCTGCTATCACTAAACCCTCACAACAGGTGAACGGAGATCAGAAGATACTTGCTTCAAACAAAGAGTATCACATACCGCCAGAGCTAGCCGAAGTTATAGGCACGGACCTACTTGAAAAGATAAACAATAGCGGTAAAGAAGAGACAGAGAAGAAGCTAGAGGAGCAAGAGCAACAGCCCCAGCAAAAGCAGGAAGTCCCTGTAAGGGCTGCAAAAGGATTACAGGCGGGTAAAAAAAAAGTTGACCAAAAAGAAGTAGATATGCTTGCGAGGCTTTTGATTTCTGAGGCTGGGGGTGAGGGAAGAGAAGGTATGCAGGTTGTAGCCAATGTTGTTGGTAATAGATTATTTGATAGAAAAACAAATTTTAGAACACAGAAAACGTATAAAGATGTAATTAGCGCACCTCTCCCCGGTGGGAGCGGCAAGGAATTTACAGGCTACAATAATAAAAATTATAAGGCTGCTGAAAATCACCCAAGGTGGAGAGAGGCGTTAGATTTAGCTAAAAAACAAATATCAGGAAACTTAGACGATGTAACTGCAGGTGCAACTTTTTATAGAAATAAAAACACTAAACCGGGACAGGAAGGTGCAACTGCGAGAGGGCAAGAGTTTTTTGATATACGAGTAAGATCAGGTAGGTTTATAGAGGGAGAAACTATAGGAGGTCATACTCTGTATAAAGATACAGAGTCATCTACTTTTAGCGCCCCTAACAGCCCACCCGAAGGAAGAACACCTCTCGCATTAGAGGAAAAAGAACAAACCAGTTTTATGGGGAATGCTCCCCCCATAGGTTCTCTTGCAGATGAAATGCTGAACCTAAAAGCCAGAGAGCAACTTGACGCAGCTACCCGCAACAAAGCGGCCCTGCTAGACTAACCCAACTGCGGCTACCCCACTGAGGCCCCGCAAGGAGGAAAAATGACTACCCAAGAACAGGAAAATCTAGGCCCTTATCGTGGCAGCTATCGTGCAGACGTTTACAAGGACGATATCCCAAACGAAGAGGCTACCCTAGAAGAAGGTGAAATTGAAAACGAGGTTATGGATGATGAAACTATTTCCGTCTCTACAGAGGTAAAGACGGAAGAGCATGACTACAAGAAACGCTATGATGATCTCAAGAAGCACTACGACTCCAAACTCCATGAATGGAAGATGGAACGTGAGGCGCTTCTTACTCAACCTCAACAGGAGGAAGAGTATGAGGATGATGCGGACATTGCATCTTTCAAAGAGAATTATCCTGACGTTTACAACGTAGTAGAAAGCCTAGCTTCTAAAAATGCTACAAAAGAAGTTCAAGAACTTAAACAAGAGATTGAGCGTCTTTCTAAAAAAGAAGAGCAGCTACAGGCTAAAAGTGCTTACCAAGAACTACTAGCCCTGCACCCAGACTTCTCTGATATCAAGAAGTCAGACCAGTTTAAAGAATGGTTGGGCAAGCAGCCACCTAGTATCGCGGATGGTATTACCAAAAATAACAGCGATGTTCAGTACGCTTCTCGCGTTCTAGATTTGTACAAAGCAGACACTGCTAGTACAAAGAAACCCAGAGGGCGTCCCTCTAAAAAACAGTTAGCTGCTGCTGCAGAGGCTGTTACTAGGACTACCCCTGTTAACGTCTCTACTAATAGCGATGCTAATAAAAAAGTATGGACGACCTCAGAGATACGTAAACTCAAACCGCAGGAGTTTGCCAAGCTTGAAGCAGAGCTTGACTTAGCAAATGCGGAGGGACGTATCGTAAATGGCTAAACTTATAGAGAAAGGTTAAGGAAATGGCTATTGGTGTATCCGCCGGATACGGTAATCTACCGTCCGGTAATTTCCAAGCCGAAATCTATAGCCAGAAGGTTCTTAAATTTTTCCGCCGTGCGTCAGTTGTTGAAGACATCACGAACACTGACTACGCCGGGGAGATTGAGAACTATGGTGACACGGTTCGTATTATTAAGGAACCGACTGTTTCCATCTCAGCGTACACCCGTGGTGCTGTGGTTACTCCGCAGGACTTGGCTGACGACGAGATTACTCTGGAAGTAGATCAGGCTCAGGCGTTTGCGTTCAAAGTCGATGATATCGAAGAACGCCAATCACATGTTAACTTTGAGGCGATGGCTACCTCTTCAGGTGCGTTCTCCTTGAAGCGTAACTACGACAAAAACGTGCTTCAGGCTATGCTTGATAACGCGGGTATCAAAGGTGCTTCCGGTTCGGTTGAAACGGACTCCAACCTTGGTACTTCTGGTACTCCTGTTACTGTTACAGGTTCTGATGCCGGTGATGACGTTGTAAACCTAATGGCTCTTATGGCTCGTAAGCTCGATGAGCAGGACGTTCCTGAAGAGAACCGTTGGTTTGTAGCGCCCCCGCGTGTCTATGAGAACCTGTACAAAGCAGGTGCAAAGATCGTTGAAGTTCAGGTTACGGGCGATGATGTTTCGCCGCTCCGTAATGGTCTGGTGACGAACCAGAAAATTATGGGCTTCACGCTCTACAAATCCAATGCTCTGCGGCAGTCGGCTGATGCTACGACTACCACGGACATGGTTTCGGTTTCCGGCGTTGGGACGGGTGAGAACGTGGTTCTTGCTGGTCATATCTCCGCTTGTGCAACCGCTAACTCAATTGCTAAGACCGAAGTGATTCGTGACCCCGATTCGTTTGCTGACGTTGTTCGTGGTCTTCATGTGTATGGACGTAAAGTCCTGCGCCCTGAGTCGCTTGTTCTCGGCATTGTAGACTACAGCTAAGGGAGGGATGAATCATGGCTACTATTGATCGTACCATCAATGGCGGTGGAACCGTTGGTCATCCTTCACGGATGCCTACCCCTTATGTGGTCACTTCGCAGGTCCACGATACTGCCGATGGCGGTACAGGTGGAGATGTCGTCCAGTTGGTCGATGTTCCTGCGGATACCATGATTGTTGCTGGTGCGCTTGAAGTTCTTGAAGCGCGTGGTAACGGTCAGATCACGCTGGACGTTGGCTTTACTGGCGGTGACGTAGACTGTTTTGTTGACGGTTCTGCGCTTGCCGCTGGCTTTACGCCGTTCCTAGAAGCCGCCGTTGGCGCTTCTGGTTCCAACGCTCGTATTCTGACAAGTGCTGACACGATTGATGCCCTCATCCTTGATGG